GAATATTGGAGGCGGTGATAATGTAGATGGCTAAGGGGAAGTATGGGAGATGGATAACAGAAGAAGGTCTTTTGTTGCTTGAAGGATGGGCTAGAGACGGTTTAACTGATGAACAAATCGCTCATAATGTAGGAGTTAGTCGTTCCACTTTAAACGATTGGAAGAAGAAGTACCCGGACATTTCGGACGCCTTAAAAAAAGGAAAAGAAGTAGTTGACCTTCAAGTTGAAAATGCTTTGTTAAAACGAGCATTAGGTTATGAGTATGAAGAGGTCATTCAAGAAAGTCAGTGGAACGAGAAGACCAATAAATATGAGCTTGTCGTTACAAAGTTAGTTAAGAAGCGACAGGCACCCGATACGACTGCTCAAATCTTTTGGCTGAAAAACCGCCGTCCAGATAAATGGAGAGATAAGCAAGATGTTGAGCATACGGGTGGTATGGATTTAAACATTGTCATTGATTATGGTGAGGACAATGACTAAGGTAGTTGTTGGCTTTAATAAAGGATTTAAAAAGATTAATGGCACTAGAAAACGGTATCGCTTATTTAAAGGGTCTGCTGGTTCTGGAAAGTCTGTTAACATTGCTCAGGATTTTATTCTTAAGCTAATGGACCCAAAGAATAAGGGGGCAAATTTACTTGTTGTTCGTAAGATAGATGCTTCTAATAAGGATTCAACCTTTGCTGAGTTAACAGCTGCTGTTGAGCGAGTTTGTGGAGCTAAGTGGCAAAGTTATTGGAAGGTTAAGCAAAGTCCTTTGGAATTAGAATGCTTGATTACAGGTAATAAAGTTATCTTTCGCGGAATGAAAGATGTTAATGAACGAGAAAAAGTAAAGTCCATTAACTTCTCTCGAGGCAAATTAACTTGGATATGGATTGAAGAAGCAACAGAGCTACAAGAATCAGACGTAGATATCCTTGATGACCGATTAAGGGGATTGTTACCCAATAGAAACCTGTATTATCAAATGACATTTTCTTTTAACCCAGTAAGCGCAAACCATTGGATTAAGCGTAAATACTTTGATATTGAACACCAAGATATTTACACATATTCAAGTACTTATCTTGAAAATCGTTTCATTGATGAAGCTTATCACAGACGTATGATGCTACGTAAAGAACAAGATCCAGAAGGTTATAAGATTTACGGCTTAGGGGAATGGGGAGAGCTTGGTGGTGTTATTTTATCCAATTACTCTGTTCATGACTTCGATATTGCTTTTGAACGATTTGATTCTATGCACCATGCCCAAGACTTTGGTTTTAACCATGCAAATGCATTACTCACGGTTTCTTTTAAAGACGGTGAGCTTTTTGTGTGCAATGAAATCTATGTACACCAAATGGATACAAACGAAATTATTGAATCCGCTGATAAAAAACAAGTCGTCAAAAGCTTACCGATGTATTGTGATTCAGCTGAACCTGACCGTATAAAGATGTGGAGAGACGCTGGCTATAATGCAATACCTGTTCATAAGAATCAAGGTAGTGTAAAAGCTCAAATTGATATTCTCAAAGGGTTAAAGATTCATATTCATCCTTCATGTGTGAATACGATCAAAGAAATTCAGCAGTGGAAATGGAAGAAGGACCCGAAATCAGGTCTCTATCGTGATGAGCCAGTTGAGGTATTTGACGATGCAATGGCTGCTCTTCGATATTCAATTGAACCATTACGAGTTAATCAAGAATACAGCAATATCATACTACCTACTATTGGTGGATGGAAAATGAAGGGGGTGAATGAATATTATTGACCGTTATCGAAGCTGGAATACAAAAAGAAAGACTAGAAAATACCTTCACAATATAAGCCGTGCTATTAATTCGCGTTTGGAGAGTGGCAGACAAACTCAAGAGAAATGGGAAAAGCAATTCTCTTGGTATGAGGGAATTATGATTCATCGTAGTGAGTTTCGAAATAAAGACGTTATGGAAAGTCTGAAGCTCATTCGTGATTTAAACCCAACAGCATCAATGGCTATATGGAACTTTCTTCGCCTATCCAATACAGGTCATGAACTTGAGTGCTTAAAGCCTACAGGCTCCAATGACAAGCAGGGGCTAGATTATATTAATAATCTTGCTAAACGTGTAGGGGCTTTATATGGCGGTGGTACTGATCAGTTAATTAATGTGTTACATCTAACTGCTTTTACCCAGGGAGCTATTTGTTTAGAGGTTGAACTGAATGAGGGCTTGAATGATGTCGTGGATTTTCACGCAGTAGATCCTACTTCTGTAGATTTTCGAAAGGATAAAGAAACAGGTGAAATCCAGTTAGTACAAAAACAGTCCGATGGTACATACAAGGTGCTAAATCGAGAGCAGGTATTTTATCAGCCTCTTGATCCGGACATTGGAGATCCTTATGGACGTTCTCCGATTTTGCCAGTGCTGCAAGTTGTATTCTTCCAAACCGAGGTATTAAAAGATTTAAAAGCCGTGGCCCATAATCAAGGTCATGCAAGATTTGATATTTCAATTGTTGAGGAATCTATTCTAAAAAACATTCCTCCAAGCATTGCTTCCCAAGGTGAACAAGCAGTACGTCAGTTTGTTGGTAAATACATTAGTGATATTGAAACTGCTTTTAATAAATTAAAGCCAGACGATAACTTTATCCATCCTGATAGTGTGAAGGTAGAAATGACAGGTGGTACGAATGGAAAGTCAATGGACGCTACAGCTCTTATTAATATCATTAATCAGCAGCTTGTTGCTTCGCTAAAACAGTTACCTATCTTGCTGGGATTAAATGAGACGAGCACAGAAACGCATGGCACTGTTCAATGGCAAATATATGTGGCAGGAATTGAAAGCATTCAGCGAGGTGTTAAGCGTGTTATAGAGCGTGCCTATAATGTTGCGCTACAAGTACAAGGCAAACAGAGTAAAGCTCGTTTAACCTTTAATAAGCTTCGTACAACAGACCGTTTCCAAGATGCACAAGCTGAACAAATTGAAACGAATACCTGGATAGCAAGGGTGCAGCAAGGTTGGGCTGATAATAACGAAGCTGCTAATGAGGTAGTTGGTCATGATGCAGTTGGTGAACCACAAGTGCCTGTTTCAACATCGCCAGCTATTGCGCGTTCAAGACGTGTACAAATCAAACGTCAACCGAAAACACGGGCTGATGATACTGAAGATGAGTATGTGAAGGAAATGCAAGGTGATTGGGTGCCTGAAGTGGCTGTCCTAACCACAAAAGCAGCTGATGATTTCTATAACCTTTTACAGAATCAAGTAGAAACATATATCAGTAGACTTGAGGAAGCCGATACGCCTCCTACACGTGTGTTAGTGGATATCCATAGATTTATGTATTCCAATACTCGAAAAGACCTTTCAGACGTCCCTAAATCGTTCATTGATTGGATTAAGTCCAATATCTTAACGGATGAAGGCGAGCAACTGGAATTATGGGATGCAGCAGGCTTTGATTGGATAGAGCAATCAGCCAAAATAGCAGGGATGTACAACATTATGGAAATCGATACAGAGCTTGTATTTGATGATACAGCTGATGATTTCTTACGCTCCTTATCTGATCGTTCTCGAAGGGATGCCGAATTGATTCAAGGAGTTACTGATGAGCATGTGATTATGGCTTTATGGGATGTTGCTTTCGAAGGTCAATACAGTGTAACCAAAGCAGCTAATGCATTACGAGAAGACTTTGCTTTCTCAAAAGGGAGAGCAAGAACGATTGCTCGTACTGAAATGGTAGGAGCTGCAAGAACTGGTCAATGGCATTCTGATAAACAATCAGGTATGGTCATCGGCAAGATATGGCGTTCTGCCCAACAAGACCGTACAAGAGACAGTCATAGAGAAGCGGATGGACAGGTGAAAACATTGGATGAACCATTTTATGTTGCAAATGAAGAGGGGCAATTTGAGCCGTTAATGTACCCTGGGGATAGCTCAACAGCTTCAGCAGATAACGTCATTAACTGCCGTTGCTGGTATAAACGTATTCTTGAAGGTGAAGAGCATTTATTGGAGAGAGGTGAATAAGGAATGACAGGAGCTTTACATTTGCCAGTACGATTACAAGTTGCACAAGAACAGGAACTGGATTTAGATTCAATTAACCGTCATACGCTTGAGCCTGTAACAGCTGATGATATTTTTACATTCTCAGGTGTTTGCTCGAATGATAGACTAGATTCTTACTTTACACGAATGGACCCTGTAACTACATTACGAAACTATGCTGCTGATTTAAATAATGGCGTGAGTTTATTAGGGAACCACAATATTTACACAGCTCCTTTTGGACGTTCATATGGTGGTCAGTTGATTCAAGACGATACCGACAATGCAAATGCAGTGCGCGGTGATTGGTACATCCTTAAAGGTGTAAAAATTAATGGTGAGTCTACAGATGACACCATACGAGCTATTAAAGCTGGTATTACACGTGATATGTCTGTTGGGTTTTCAGATGAATCCTATCGTTGTGGATCTTGTGGACGCGACTTATGGGATTGGGAATGTCCACATATTCCAGGACTAGAAGATGAAAACGGTCGAATGTCCTTTGCCTGGATTGAAAATGCTAGGCTTAGAGAAGTATCAACCGTATATAAAGGCGCTACACCTGGTGCTTACATCGACAAAGCGAGAGCTTATGTCCAACAAGGTGAATTAGAAGAAAACAAAATAGCGAAATTAGAGCAACGCTTCCAAACTCGTTTTGAACGAAAAGATGGCGCTGCTTTTTTTATGCCTAAAAGGGAGGATAACAAGAATATGAACTTAGTTGAACAGGTTCGAAGTGCTTTAAAAGAAGGAAAGCTCGAAAAACGTGCTGTTTATGAGGTTTTATCGTCAGAAGGTGAAGTCTTTCGTCAACCAGAGGATGTTCAATTGCGCAATGAATTGGGCGAGCAAGCCACCATAGAAGGCGTAAAACAATTAAAGGTAGAGGCTGAACAAGGTCGTCAATATGCTGCAGATTTAGTTGACCAAGCTGTTGCAGCACGTACACGCGCTCAAGGTGAAGGTTTCCATGCAGAGTCTTATAAAAATATGTTGGTTCGTTCAGCTGACCTAGACTATATCAAGGATGAGATCAAAGCTTATGACGAAATGACAGGTCAACGCTTTACTTCAGGACGTCAAACAAATCCAGATGATCCGCAACGTGGTCAAGGTGGAGGAGATCCAGAAGAGGATATTATTGTTTCAGAATCATATAAAGGAGATGGTAAGTAATGTTTAACAAAGTAGGCGGTATTGTACCGGATAGTTATGGATTATCTCTCACTGTTTTTGCGCAGGATGCTACACCAGATAAGCCTGTAAAAGCAGGAACACCACTTAAATTAGCAACTACAGGGGCTTATCATGCAGTTAAATGCGCTGATGGTGATGCTATTCAGCTAGTGGCCAAGCATACTGTTACATCAAAAGATGCGCCTCTTGGCGTTTATGATTACGGACATTCCCGTAACAATGAATTTACTTATAGCGGCACAATCGCTGTTGGCGATTCAGTCGTTGCCGATGCAAACGGTGGGGTTAAGAAGGCTACAGCTGCTAACGGTACTTACGTAGCATTGGTTAATTCAAGTAAAAAGACAGTAGAAGTTCTACTGCCTTAATGGAGGGGAAAGCATGAAATTTACAGGCAAAATTAAAAATAGTCGTGGGGAAATCGTTGAATTAAAAAATGGATCAGAATTACGAACTGCTATGAAAGATTCAGCAGGGAAAGACGGGCGTATTGCTGGCCAAGCTGAGGAATTATTAAATAAAAATAGTTCTGCTACTTTTCGTTCTTATCTTGCTTCTCAAGGCGTGACAGTAAAAGATGCTGTTCGAGCATTAGGAATTGAGGACATTAACTCTCAACAGGTTCGCGCTCTTTATCAAAATGACAATACAAAACCTTTGTTCAATGCTGTATTAGAAGATGGATTTCGTGAAGGTTTCCTAGCTGGGGGACGTTCTGATCAATTAGTTGGTCAAACAATTAGTATGGATCAAATGAGTTACCAGTACTACACATTAGAAAATAAGGACAATGATGATCTAGACCTAGCCTTCATTGGTCAGGGTGCTCCAATTCCGGTTGTTAGTATCAAATTAGATACAGACCACACTATTTTCGTTTACAAACGTGGTGGTGGTATTGAAATCACTGACGAGGCAAAAGCGATGCGCTTTGATATGCTTTCTCTTCATTTACGCAAACGTGGTGTGCAAATTGGCCGCACTGAAGAAAAATTAGCTGTTCATCGTTTATTAAATGGCTATTTCAAAGATGGCACAGATGCAGCTCCTACGCTTGGAGTGAAAACTGCGAATGATTGGACACTAGCTGATATTTGGTATGCAAAACAATACGCATTTCAAAAATACGGTTTTAACTACACAAAATGCTTAATGAACTTAAAGACAGCAGAAAAGTGGGCAACTCAAAAAGAGGCGAATGGAAACTTCATTTTCCTTAATGAACTTAAAAATGGGGATATGCCAGATGTATTGGATTATCAGCCGTTTATTTCTGACGATATTCCAGATGGCCGCATGGTATTAGTAGATCCTAGATTTGCTCTAGCTAAATATCAATTTAAGCCATTCTCTGTTGAAAATGACCGCGATGTGAAAACACAGGTTGAGGGTTCATATGCAACGGAAACATCTGATTACATCCCGTTTGACCCAAATGCTCGTATGATTTTAACTCTTGATGCAGCTAGATCATAAGGAGGGATAACATGGCAGCAGCTAACAAGAAAAAGTATAAATTAAAAGACCCTGCTACTCAGTTCGCTGAGGTGACTAGTGAAGGGTCTTTTTCATTGGCCGGAGAGCAAGAAAAGGAGTTACCAAAGAATCCTTCTCGCGAGCTTTTAAAGCGTATTGAAGCAGGTTTCATTATCGAGGTGAAATAACATGCCTTATGCAACAGTAAAAGAGGTCAAAGAGCGCGTTTCATTTTCTGAAATTACTGCTCTTACTGATATCAAAATGCAAGGGTACATTGACCGTGCTACATCTTGGATTCATCGAGAAGCTCAACGGAAGTTTAAAGATGAAACAGATGAAGACCTGCTTGCTGATTTACGTACAGCTACCGTATTGCTTGTTGAGTACTTATGGTACCAGGATAACCCTGATATCAAGGAAAGCTCATTAAGCCCTATCGAAACAGAAAAGATAGGTTCCTACTCTTATACCATGAGGGATGTTCAAACAGTGGACTCCATCAAAGAGAGGGAATATGAAGGCACACGAACTGGCGTAAAAGAACTGGATTTAATTTTGCAGTCTCTTAAACAGGATATCCCAACAGGCATTTCGTTCTTTTCTATCTCAGGTCCTTCAAGTGGGTACGGTGTATGAGATTCGGACGTATTCTTAGTCATCGCTGCACAATTGTTTTAATTGGCCAGAAGATAGGTGAAACCGGGTATGGAAAACCTGTTTATGGTGAGGTACCTATTGAAAATGTTCCTTGCCGCGCTGATCAGATTATGCGAAGAGCTTCTGTTGATCAGTACGGAGTGGACTTCATCACTGAAAACATTTTGTTTATAGGTCCTGATAGACAAATTCCAAGTGATGCAAAGATAAAAGATATTCAGGATTTACAAGGGAATGTCGTTTTAGAAGGCGTGTATTCACCTGAAAACGTAAGGCCTGTTTATTCGAAAGTGCGTCTTCATCACTATGAAATCACACTTCAAAAGGAGAGTGATTCAGATGGCGAAAAAGAATCTTAAATTTGATTTTAAGATTGATCAATCTGTAAAAGATCAGCTATCTCCTGAAAAGTTGAAAGAGGCTAGGAGAAATGCGGTTACTGCTGCTGCAATAGTATGGGCAGATGAAACAAAGGAGATTGTACGAGAGGATGATCATATTGATACATCCCTGTACATTAACTCCATTGGATATCTTACAGACATTCCAGCCCAGGACAAAGCAGGAAAGGGTTCGCGTACAGCTACCCAAAATGATGTTGTACATGAGCTCATTGAAGGTGCTGATACAACTATCCTGCTAACAGGTTCAGGTGTCAGTTATGCGGAAATTCTTGAAAAGAAATATAACATTATGGCTCGCGGATTAGACCGTGCTAGCGAAAGAATGGACAGGGTAGCACAGGTTCAAATCCAAAAGACATTAGATTTATAGGGGGTTCTCATGATTAAGTATGTAGATCCTATTCCTCCTATCCTTCGATTTTATAAAAGTCGAACAGATTATCATATAGACGCTAATACCTTTCAATCCAATATTAGTGAAGGATTATTGGTGCGTAGTGCTGGAGGTACCGGATTTAGTCGTATCCAGCTTATTTATAGGGCTTCAGAAGAGTCAGAAGCAATGAGCAAGCTTATTAACTGTGTCAACTTGTTAGAAGCTCAAGCAGCCTCCATACAAGGCTTACGTGTTGAGTGGTGTGAAAGGGAAGGAAATCCTATTCCATCGCGAGATGAGGACACAGATAAGCAAGAAGCATGGTGCTACGTGCGATTAGAACATTTAGAAGCATAGGAGGTCATTTCATTGGCTGAAAAAAATGAAAACAAAGAAAAACAAACAACTGAACGCAAAATTATTTGTAAAGGCCCCGTTGATAAAAACAATGGGGCTATTATTTTTCGCTTGCCACCTGAAAGAAAAGACGGGAAAGATTTCGATATTGTCAAAGGTCAAACCCTTGTTGTAGGTACAGATATTTCAGAAGAGGTAGCAAATCAATTATTAGACTCAAAGTCTTGGAAATTTGAAGAGGTGACGAAATAATGGCTGATATTTATAAAGTTGATTCAAAGAATTTTGTAGGTGGTCCAGGTCGTTTGGTTGTAGCAGAAATGAGTGTCGCAGCTCCAACAAAGATTTCTGATGTAATGGATTTAACAGATCCATTTTCCTTAAAAACAGGTTGGAAGGACTTAGGCGCAACAACTGATGGCATTTCAATCT